GCCAACCAACCCCCCCGATAATGACATCTCCCTTGCTTGAAGGTCCGCCCCCCATGCACCACACCACACCGGATGGAAGGTTCAAGAACCGAACTGGGAAGTGGGTCGCATACCCCCCCGTGCATGAATAACTTCCCCCTTTAAACTCGGGCACTTATCCAATATTCAGGGTAGTCACTAAGTCGTCAGACTTGACATTGACTCACCGGCATGGTATCACCACTATATGGAGGTGCTTATGAAAGACTTAACTAATCAAAAATACGGCCATTTAACCATCCTTGGCAGGATGGACGGTAAACGTGGGTGGTGTCTAGCTAAATGTGACTGTGGGAATGTAAAAGAAGTACGTGCCAAGTACATAAGGGCCGGCAGGGTAAAGACATGTGGAAAATGTGAATTGGGACGAAGGCTTATGGCATCTAGAGGCCAGAATCGGCCCACATCCCTGAAAGGGATAAGTATGCTATATAACTACTATGTTCGTCGTGAGATGGAGAGGGGATCTACCCACATACTGGATCATTCTGTATTTGCTAAGAAAATACAGGAAAACTGCACATTCTGCGGTAGATCACCGCTCCAAAGAAAGAAGGGCCCTAGGATACCCTATCACGGATTAGTTGAATTGGTGAGAGGTCAGGTAGTCACCGATGCAGATCTTGTTGCATGTTGCAGTAAATGTGAGAGATGGAAGGGACAGGATAACTATCTAGACTTTCTAGAACATGTGTTAAAAATAGTACAAAATATAGAAAGAATGAAATAGTACATTTTCTTACAGAAATGGTATATTGCACTCGTAAAAATCCAGTTGACAGTAGCCCCGGCCCATGATATATATAATGGGAGATGCTATCGCCTAAAAACGATACACCTAACGTGATTGACTCGAAGACTCGAACTGCTCGATAAGTTACTGTAGAATCCCCTGAGGATGGCCCCCGAGGACAAGAGACACTAAGTCAATTACTAGACAGTACTACCAAGTACTTCTAACTACAGCGTGTTATTAGTAACTTAATTCACGCAGGCACCACGATGTGATGGGATGATACCGGCCCACAAGGCCGGAGCCAGTAGGAAGAAACAATACGAAGTAGCACATAAGCCGGCCCCCAATAATATCATCCCGGATCATTGAAGGGAAGAGAAGGGGCCTCTTATTGCTACAATTAATTAAATACAATATGTTACTACAATATGTGACATACGCACGGGGAAGCAGATGGACCTAACCAGAATACGTAATCAGCTAGGCAAAGCTACCGACGTAGTATCATTCTCCCCCACAGAACCCCAGAGAAGGGCTAAATCCAATTTCTGGAGCTTCTTCGCCTCAGGTGAGGCTCTCCCCCCAACTAATGTAGATCTCGCAACAGCGGTCAAATACGCCGGCGACAAGAGGGTATCTGAATGGTGGGCTCTCGAAGGGTTTGCCGACTGGTTTTCCAACAAGGACGAATTTCGTCAGCGAGTCGAATTCCTAGCAGACCTAGCCCTCGACGAGCTATACCATCTCATCCGTGATCCCGAAACACAAGCTACTGCCAAAGTAGCTGCCATACGAATGATTATGGATGTAGGTAAGAAGGTGTCCCAGAAGGCACCTACCGAAGAGTCCACGGCGGGCGAGAAGATTGCCTCCATGGACAAGAAACAATTAGAAGAATATATCAAATCACGTCTCAATAGGCTGTCTTTAGATAGCGAAGAAGAGACCCCCCAACCTAATTAATAGGGGCAACTAGATGGCGCTCAATCCGGGTAAGACCGAAAGGTTAATTGCCGAGACAACTACTGGGGCCGGGGAGACCTCCCGTGAAGGGGCGGTCATATCTGACTCCCTACTAGCTACCCTATGGGTAGACAATGTAGCCTCGGGCACCCTAACCGTAACTGTATATACATTAACTGATACCGGCAAGGAAGTAGAGCTATTCAGCTTCCCTGTCCTATCAGTTCCCACTTCCAACATCCTTCTTAAAAAAGCCGGCATTTCCCTTCAGAGGTTTCGGGTCAAGGCAACCTATACCGGGGAATGTACCTACGAAGTGTACATCCGGGCCGTATCCGGAATCGGCGAGTCTTCGACTAGGATACTGGGCAGCCAGAACTGGGAAGTTAATCAGACAACAGTAGGGGCCACAGCCCAAATATTAATCCCCGCCGCTATTGTAGATCGTAGGGGATTCATTATAAGAAATTACAGTACTTCGGGCCAAGTCATATATGTGGCCGAATCTCTCGCAGCAGCTACCCTCGGTAACGGATTTCCCATACCTGCCGGCGAGACCTTTGCCGTAGACGTAGCTAGTGGGGCCGAAGTCTATGTCGTATCTAGCGCAGCAGGAGCCGACGTTCGTTACGCACAAGCCGGGGGATAGGTACCTAGAATGACAGTATTTTCGGTACAGTACCGTCCCATAGGCGACCCTACCCTAATCGATCCTAACGTCCATGTAATTAGGGAGTTGCTTATTGTACAGGACAGTGCTATACTCATCGTGACTGAGCCGGCAATACTTTGCATAACAGCGGGTGATGCGGGACGATTTGCAGAAGTAAAGGCCAATTCGACTATGGAGTTCGGCTAATAGATGGCAGCAGGCACGATTAGATTGGTGTCCGGATCAGCCGCAGGTACACCACCTGCCGGCTGTGTACATATCTATTCGAAAGCCAACAAGAAGCTTTACTACAAGGACGACACTGGAACTGAATACGAACTTGGTACAGTACAGGGCGATTCGAATCTACAGGTTGAATACGTTACACTAGATGCAACAGCAATAGCTAACGGCGAAATAGAACTAGCATTTACTCCATCGGAACCAACATTGGTAACATGGGATATTATATCAGGAAGCGCACAAGTCTACTCAGAAGACTTTATAGTAACAGGAAACATACTGTCGTGGTCAGGGAAACCACTCGATGGTTTACTGGACGTAGGTGATTCATGTCGGATCACCTATATGTATAATCCCTAGGGGATGAAAGGAAAGAGGCATGGCATTAATTAAGGGTAAGTTTATTGACCCGGCGCTCCGGATTCAGCAGAATCAGGACCCAGCGGTGGGCAACGACATAACTCGAAAGAGTTACGTTGACACAAAATCGGAAGGCGACGCAGCTGCAGCACAATCTGCTGCTCAGTCGTATGCAGACGGCAAGGTAGAAGACACGATTGTAAATGGAGTTACAGCTAAGGCTCCATCACAAAATGCAGTTTTCGATGCACTTGCTCTCAAGCAAAACTCATTAGGAACTGGCACAACTGCTCAGTATTTACGTGGCGACTTGACATGGCAGGAAGTTATTACTTCTTCTCCCGTTGCTCAAATTAAATACGTAAGTAAGAATGGTGTTGACGCATCGGCAGATGGTTCGGAAGAAAAACCATATCTAACTATTGCGGCAGCAATGGCATCTATTACCGATGCTTCGCCAAGTAAACGATATGTTATCCGAATTGCAGCAGGTAGCTATACTGAAGCAAGCGTAGCAATTAAGTCTAACGTATTCCTTGTTGGAGACAGTAAAGAATCAGTTAGAATTACTGGTGCCGTCTCTATGGGAGCATGGACCCAAGACAATTCCGGATCGGATGACCGTTCGGGATTTTCTATGGTTACTTTACTTTCTGCGGTGGACCTAAATTGGAATACAGCAAAATCTAGGGCCGGTAAAATATACATGAATGAAGTAGTTTTTGCATCTACTTTAAGTATGTATGGTTACGATAATGGCATCGCACAAGCACAACTTAATGCTTGTCTTATTTTTGGAAATCTAACAATAAGCGGTATTAATGTTGGCGTATTTACTAACAACATTGCTTACGCAGATATTACTCTTAACCAGCACCCAAGTCTAGCTTCGATTTTAGCTGCTACGGGCGGTTCTTGCAGTGGTACTTTACGTTTTAATACTACAGTAAATAACTTCAATCGTAGATCGTCAGGCTTCCTTAAAGGATTCTATTCTGAAAATCTAATTATTGATGGGCCTTCTTCTTATGCAGACGCAGATTTAGTTTCTCAGGGCAAATCCAGCACACAGAGATTAAATGGCGGCACACTTGTTGCATTAAGTCCTCGAATCAGCCATGATATTGAGACACAAATGCTCAAGCCCCTTACTACCAATTCCCATAACTTGGGTGATTGGGGCAAGCAATACTTCTTCAACTTTGCCTACGTGCAAGGATCGTCCGGTACAGATCTATATATCCTCTCTACGATGGATGCTTATGATCCTGCTGGTGATAGTAGCGGTAAGAGTATCTACATTACCCCAGACGGCTACGGCTTAAAACCAAACGTCAGCGGTGGTAACGTAGAAATTGAAACTGCGGCAGTTTCGGGTACGGGTGTTCGTGGTAAAGTTCAGATTAAAGCCCGTGAACTTGATCTTACTTCTTCTAAGATTACTAATTTGGCAAATGGTACCGCATCTAATGATGCTGTAAACAAGAGCCAGTTAGATTCTGCACAATCGGCTGCACAATCCTATGCAGACGGTAAAGTAGAAGATGCCATTGTAGATGGAGTTACAAGTAAAGCTCCTTCCCAAAATGCAGTCTTTGATGCTCTTTCCTTAAAACTTAATTTGTCTGGTGGCACATTATCCGGCGCACTTGCAATGGGTGCCAACAAGATTACAGGTCTTGCAAACGGTGTCGATCCTCAGGATGCAGTTACCAAAGCTCAATTAGATGCAGCGGTACAGGCAGCAGATCAAGCACCTTACAAGCAAAGTAAAGTTCTGGATGCTACTGATATTAGCAATGGTTATGTTGATTTGGCACGAGTTGTAATGCCAAGCAGCATGATGTTGTCAGTATCTGGTACAGTTCAGTATGAGGGCGAAGACTATAGCCTAAGTACTGTAGGCGGTGTAACTCGTGTTACTTTCCTCGGCGACCTAACTCCGGACGGAGATGGTGCTGCCTTGGTTGTAGGCGACAAAGTTCACTTCCACTACTGGGCACCAGTGCCTGTATAAAGGTAAGTAACTAGGTGGGGGCCTTCGGGCCTCCATCCCAATATAAGGAGAAGTATATGCCAAATGGATGGTCAGCAAAAAATGTGGCTCTTGCAAACAAGAGTATCTCGGGCGTGGTAACCAACGAGCCCGTCACTCAGGAGTTTCCAAACTCTGCAGGTGGCGCACTCAACGGCGTTATCAAACTCAAGGTAAGTGCAGTAACTCAGGTTGGTACAATTACCCCTAAGTTGCAAACTGCTAACGGCAGCGATTGGGTAGATGTAAAGTCTGGAGCAGCAATTACTGCAGCTGGTATTCAGTATATCAGATGGAACATCGAAGTCTCAGGCGATCAGGCTGTATTGCCTTTGCTTAACAAGTCCCGTGTAGTTATTACAACTACCAATGCCGGCGACAAAGTTACAGTAGATCTCTGCGAAGTTCTCGAAGAGTTGTAATCTATGTCACAGGACAAACTCCTAGCTCTAGCCCTAGAGCGCCTTGAGGCTATTCAGCGCAAGGAGGCTTTTGATCCTGCACATTTAGATTCCAGACCTACTGCTTCACAGCAAGAATTCTTCGATGAGTTCGGTATATATAAGCAGTATTATCTACGAGCCGGCAACCAGTCTGGTAAATCTCAGACAGCTGCCCGCATGCTTACTCAGATCCTACTAGAAGATCATGAGTTAGTTAAAAAAAGACGAGCCGAATCAGGCCAGCAAGGATGGGGCAGTGAGCCACTACTTGCAATCGTCGCAGGTCGTACCGGAAAACAGCTGGAAGATTCGCTTCTCCCGAAGATTCGTAGCTACCTAGAACCGGGAACCTACAAAGAAGTTCGTATGGGTAATGCCATACAACGTCTAGAACTAGACAATGGAAACAGAATAGTGTTCCAGTCCCTAGAAAATCCCAATACTGCCCGTGAGAGGCTGCAGTCCTACGTTGCCCATATTACATGGGTAGACGAATTGCCTCCAACCCTAGATCTAATTAGGGAAGTTCTGGTCCGTACTCAGGCCAGAAATGGTTATTCCATATTCTCATTTACTCCCCTTACAGTTAATGTGGCTATCCAGCGGTTTGTCGATTCAATCGAGCCGCCCGAAGGCCGTGTATATAGATTCCGAATGCTTGACAACCCACTATATTCCGATCCTCAGAGACGTGACGAGCTAGTTCGACGCTATGCCCACTTGCCAGAATACCAGAGAAATGCAATTTTCGAAGGTGATTGGATGACGGCGGACGATCAAGTGTACCATTTTGACTATTCCACTATGGTTCGTATGCCAGAAGGCTATAGTCCTATGTGGCGACATGTCGAGGCTGTAGACCCTGCTATCAGTTCAGCTAACCGCCGCACAATCTGGGCTGAAGGACCACAAACTTCTATATGGTATTGTGTAGTTGCAGAATATATCAAAGGAATTCAAGTACCTACAGATATTGTCAAGGCCGTACAACATTTTACCTCCAAGATTAATGTGGTTCGTAGGGTATCTGACTACGCTCCGTGGTATGTCAATACTGCATCTTCTATGGGTGTCACATATATGACAGTAGATTCCAAAAATTCCAACCGAAAAGAGGAATTAATCAAGAATTTACAAGAAGCCCTAGGCACTAATATGGTTATTACTCCACTGTGCAGTGATTTAATTGACGAAATTCAAGATTGCCGCTGGTCAAGTAGGGGCGAAGGAAAGATAATCAATTCAAGTACTTACCACTTGTTAGATGCCGCCCAATATGCTAGGGATATCCTACCAGCTCCAGAGAAAAAACTTCAATCCTTTACAATAAATCAATGGTATAGTACACTATTGCAAGCCAACGAGAAGCGTAAGCACCTCGAGGAAAAGGCTGTAGAAAAACTAGCGAAACCTCGGGGAAGACCTACACGAATTAAGAGGGGTGTGATGTGGCGGTAGTCTGGTTGTATATACTCACTATACTAATGCCTGTACATTTCCTCATTGCCAAAAGAGCCATAGATGAGCGCAAGAAAAACAAGAAAATCTTGCTTGCCATGTGGCGATACACTCGGAGGTAAGTTATGCAACTTAAGATTCTACTAGCCATGGAACCACCTTCCAAGGAAAAGACTGCTGATTGTGCGTGTGATGACAAGCCTACGGTTGAAGAAGAAGTTCGTCAAGCAATTGAAATGATTGAATCGGGTCACGATTCTTATGTCGAGTGGAAATTACTGAATAAACTGGCACGAGAGCTCCGTCCTCGAAAAGATGCAAGAAGTAAGAACCTTATGGAGATGATTGATCCAGTGTTGCAGAAATACGGCATGCACGGTGTAGAGGAAAAGGGAGAGTAATATGGCCCTCAAGATTAGTATCTGGAATAACGACAAGGCTAAGGCTGAAATCCTCAAGCGATGGAACAACGCCGTCCGGGACCGTTCAGTTCACGAAGCTATTTGGCGTCAGAATGAGCGAACTATATACTCATCTCTTGGTACACGTAATTCTCTATCTACCAATATGACTCTAGACTTCCCACTGACGGAAGTTCTTTCCAATATAGACCAATCTAACGCAGATGTATCGACTAGCTACGTAATGAAAAACTTACGTTTTATTCATGCACAAATGTCTTCCAATCCACCAATGATTGCTGTTCGTCCTCAAACTTCCGATCAGGATGACCAGAGGAAAGCAGACGCTGCAGACCGCATCGTAAGATGGGCTCTGCGTAAATATAATCTACAGGAAAAATTTGACCAAGTAAACCTAATGGCATTAGTCTACGGGACCGGCCTTCTCAAGACGGTATGGGATTCTTCTAAGGGTGACATTGTAGATGCCGACCTCGAGACCGGAGAGCTAACCCTCGAAGGCGACATAGATGTTACTATTCCTTCTACATGGAATGTATTCTTAGATCCAGATGCCCGCAGCTGGGATGATGTCAAATGGGTCATCGAACGTATATACATTGACTACGAAGAAGCTGTGTCGAGATGGCCAGAGAAACGTGACGAGCTAGATCAGGCTCGGGTACAGGAAAAGACTCCTACCTCGACAGGCCAACAGACCGAACTCCGGGACATGCATTACAACTCGGTCGAGTTATTGGAATACTGGGAAACCGGCCTAC